AGACGGAACGATGGGGTGGGGGGCGAACTTGTCAACACTGTCTGCATCGGATAATACCCTGTTTGTGACGGGTAATGGTACGCAACGCTTGTCAAATCTTTACGGTAATATTCCCGCAACGATTCCTTCGGGGCACAGATTTTGTCAACGGGCATATATCAAGGTTGATAGCGCACTATGCACAGAGATTCGTATTTATGGTGGCGACTCCAGCCGAGTCGTAGAAACCAACCCGACAATTGATATATGGCATCCGATTACCTATATTGGCACAACAGGCGGCGATCTTGACTATGCATATTTTTATCACTACTATGAGACGCCCGAAATTTGCGCAGGCAAAGTTATGTCGGTGCGGTATGTGTCTATGTTTGACCTTACCGACCTAGAAACTGCGCTGGGGCGCGAGGTGACGGTGGGTGAGATGAGCGCGATCATGGATATTTATGACGGT